AAATAGCGAATATTCCTCTATAGCTCAGTCGGTAGAGCGTTTGACTGTTAATCAAAATGTCCCTGGTTCGAGCCCAGGTGGAGGAGTTATCACAGTTGTATTATGAATTTAACTCTACATACTGAACCATTTCATTTCATTTGTATAGATAATGTTTATGATAATCTAGAGTTAGAATTAATTTGGAAAGAGTTGGATTTTTTATCTTCTAATTTAGAAGATAAACTTCTTTCAGAAGAATATACCGACTCTGCACTAGATGCAAATGACAAAATTTTAAAAAAGAATCGAGGAACGTTTCTCGATTCTTTTTATTCTGAAAGAAAATATTCAAATATTTTAAAAGTAAATAAAAAAATATATGAACCCGAGATTTTAAAACCAAGTAACTCATGGTTCTTCAAAAATCAAGATTACAATTATCACGGAACGTTAATTTCATATTATGAAAATGGTAGTTATTATAGACCACATCTTGATGATGGTATTGTAACGTGTTGTACTTGGTTTTGGAAAGAACCTAAAAAATTTTTTGGAGGAAATTTATATTTTCCCGAACATGATATTCAAATAGAAATTCAAAATAATAGTGCTGTAATATTTCCATCAAAAATTATACATGCAGTAGATGAGATTAAAATGCAAGATTGTAATATTGGTACTGGATATGGTAGATTTTGTATGACACAATTTTTAGATTATAAGGATAGATATAAATGAAAAATGCAGTAATTAATTTATTTCCAACACCAATTCATATTTTTAATTATGAGAATCATCCAGATGTACTTAAATGTAAGAGTGAACTAAGTGCAATTTTTACGGATGAACAGTGTGTTACGACCAGTGATGATTTGCATTTACATGAACCTTTTTCTAAATTGTCTGATATAATTTTAAAATCTATTAAAGATGTATTTGACCAATACAAATTAGTAAGAGATGACGAATATATTACTTGCATGTGGGCAAATATATCAGATTCAACTAATAAACATATGTTGCATTTACATGCAAATTCTTTTTGGAGTGGGGTATTATATTTAAATTGTCCCAAACCCAATCCTGGAGTTATTGGATTTAGAGATCCTAGACATGCATCTCATATACAATTTTTTGAATATGAAGAGCAAAATACGTTTTCTATGAGAACTGCAGAAATTATGCCTGAAGAGGGTATGCTTATACTTTTTCCAAGCTGGTTGGAGCATGGAGTACAATCTGGGGAATTTTCTAAATATCAGAGAAGAATATCTTTAAGTTTTAATATAATGCCAAAGTGCAGTGTCAGTGACTTTTCTCATCAGTATAGGTACATCTAATGCAATCAATTTATATCGAACATAATTTTTTAAATGAACTAGAATGTGCATCTTGCGTGCAGTTTTATAAAACTTTTAAAGAACAGTCTTTTTATTATGAATGTAATCATACTAGACCTTTAGACCTTTATTCATATAAGGAAGCGTTTGATAGTATTAATGAAAGAGTAACCTCTCTTGCAATAAGATTAGGACAAGAGAAAGAAGTTTATATTAGCAACCATGAGATTGTAGAGTGGATTCCTAAGTCAAAGATGTCTCTGCATTACGATATGCCGCGTGATAAATGGAGTGCTATTTTATATTTGAACGATGATTATTTTGGAGGAAAAACTATATTTGAAAATGGGACAGAATTAAAGGCAAAAACAGGCACAATAGTAATGTTTAATGGTTCTGCTATTAAACATGGTGTAACAGAAGTATTAAATGGGGAACGTTATACAATGGCGTATTGGATTAGAAATGTACGATAGCATTTTTCAACTAGGAAATAATTGGAAAATTACTACTGAAGAATTTATGGGTAGTAATATTATTATAATTGATAATTTTTATAAAACTCCTCATCTAATTAGAGATTTTACTCTGACTCCATTACCACCTTTATGGAGAAGTGACCAAAAAAGTCGGAATGGGTGTTTTTATCAAGATAGGAGATTGCAGGCTACATTTGAGGATTCTATTCACAACAATAATTCCAAATTATTGGCGCAGATGTGTGGTCAAAAATTAACTAAAGATGGCGCTAATTTTACTAGCAATGTAACAAAATACTATAAACATTCTTATAATGATATTGACAATTATTATTGGTGGCCTCATGTAGACCAAGGTTATAATGCAATTATATCTTTAAATACCGAATTTGGTGATAACGAGTATCCTGGAACAGCACTTTATCATCCAGATGACGCAAATTCGAATCCACCACCAGAAGGATTGTCACCATGGATTCCAAAGACGGACTATAGACTTGTCAAACACATCAAAGCAAAGTATAATAGGTGTGTATTGTTCGACGGGTTAAAATTTCCTCATGCAATGCACATCAATGATTATACGTTCTTTGATGAATTTTATAGAGTAAACCACGTTTATTTTTTTGAACCTCATGACTAACCGCGAATTTATTGACAAGAACGGCAACACTTGGAATTGGGAAGAAACTCCTGAAACTATTGCAGCACTGAAAAAGCTACATAAATCGGTTACAGAATCAAATGTTAAAATTACAAACGGTGGACCTGTAGCACCAAAGAAACCCAATGCGCCCAAGAAGTGAGTTTCAACATGGTGGACTAAAACCAACGTCCACCAATCTTCTCCGTTTAATCTCTGAGTTAGAAGGATGTTACCAACTAACAAAGTACATGGCATTTGATGAAGACAATGCTATAATAAACGAGATGAAGACTAGATACTACAAGTTGTATTTTAAAACCACTAAGGAGGAAAAAAATGTCTGACGCTATTTCTGACTATTGGACTGCGAAACCTCCTGTTGAGGGACGCCCTGACATTCAACATGACTGGGAAAAAGAGTATGAAACGCAACGCAAATATCGTATGCAAGATTGCATCGATGAGTATCTCCAAGATAATAAAGTATCAGCACGACGAGCGTATGAGGAGATTCTATCTTGTGTCGATGATGTAATCAACTATCACAAAAAAGAATATGAAAAAGCAGTCGAACTCAAATCCCTCATGCTCGGACACAGGGAATGCGACCTCATTGCATGTGCAGATTCCTTCGCATCTGCAGAGTGAGTGGGAAGATTATCTTGCAGTATGTGCATCTCTTGATGTAGAACCCAACGCAAAACGATTTTTAAGATACAACGAATTGTACCCGTATAAATAAACTTGTAGCAAATCGTGTGATTATTCGTGGGAACCAGAAAAATTTCTCAGTTGGATACAATCTCAGATGCGAATCTGTCGGGAGAAGCAATTCTTCCTGTTGTCGTATCTGACCCTTTGATTCCTAACCGAAAAGCAAAAGTTAATCAACTTTTTAAAGGTGTTAGTCAAGGAACAAAATCCGAACCAGGACTTTGTTTTGACTTGGACCGAAATACTGGTTTATATCAAAATGCATATGATCAGATTGGAATTGGATTCGGTTCTGGTGCATTATACATGTCCAGAATTGATAACGGAAACAACAGTGTTTCTTTATTTGTAACTGCTGTTGATGAGGTTTCTACAAACGCTGATATCGTTCTTTCGCCAAAAGGAACGGGTTCTGTAAAAGTTACTGGAAACTTTGTTGTTTCCGACCAAACTTTCCTCTTAGAAGATGCTCAAGGACCTAGAGTTCGATTTGAAGCAGGTCAAGTTGGTACTGGTACTTCTACTAGAATTATGACATTCCCTGCAATTACTGCAGGCAGTGGAACTACATTAGTTGGTGCTGATACTCAACAAACATTGACAAATAAAACTCTTCTTATTGATGAAGATAATCTTGTTATTGTTGATGGTCAAGAGGAAGCAATTTTCCAAATTAACTGGGCAATCTCTAGTGATGTTAGACGTTCTTATTTCTTGCCCGATGCGGGTGCAGTAACAACAACTAACGAACCCACCGCAACAGCATCTACATTACTTGATACTAAAGCAGAACAAATCGTACTGAATAAGACTCTTGTTGACCCCAAGTTTGCACGAGATTCTGAAGCAGATACCGAATGGGTAATTTTTAACACCGACGCACTAACCGATAATAGAACTATTACTATTCCAGACTTGAGTTTAACTCTTGTTGGTCTTGATACTACACAAACATTAACAAACAAAACTATTGAGAGTCCTATTTTTACGGACTCAGATGATATTACTAAGAGAGCAACAATTAGTACAGAAAATCAAAATACTCAGACTAATAGAGTATTTGAGTTTCCAAGGACTCCTCTGCTAAATACATTAGTTGATGAAAACAACACTTTAGTTACTGAGTTAGCAACTCAAGAAGTATCAAATAAAACTTTGGTACAACCTAAAATCTCTGACTCTGCAACTCCATATGATGAAGAGACTGACACATTCGGTACAACTCCATTCTCTGTAACTATTCGCTCTGATAATCTTACTGGAGACCGAGTAATTCGTTTCCCTGATGCTGATGCTACATTACTTTCTACCGAAAACGTCACTACCGAAGATGTAAGCTTTGGTGCTGGTATTGGTGGTCAAACCCTGACTGGTAGAACCAGACAACAACAATTTTTCTACGCAGGATTCTAATTTATAACAATGGCAAGACAAGGACTTTTAGCACAATCTAAACCAAATGGGGCAGCATTACTATACTCTGCTCCCGTCGATACCTCTACATCAGCAGTTCTCAAGATTGCAAATGATGGAACTGGTGCTGCATATGATGTAGCATTACGAGACTTTGACCAAGAATTAGTAGTTGACTCTGCTAACTATCTTCTTCATAAAGGTGATGTAA